TAACAACATGTGAAAGAGCTACTCACATAATGAAGCGGACCTCTAATGAAATCCGTAAGCTTCAGGTTTCAGGCTTCTATAAAGACATAGAGCTTGGAGCGCCTTCTAACAATGTTGATCCAATAGAAGAAAAATACAACAAGTTGACTGGCGATAGCTCCAGCTATGACCTTGATTCAAGGCATACCATCTTAGAGATACAGGTAAATCTAGATCTTGCGGGATTTGAAGACGAAGAAGGCGGAAAGCCTACAGGTATAGCCTTGCCATACGTTGTTTCTATTGACTTAGGGTCTAGGGAAATTTTATCTATACGCCGAAACTGGTATGAAGACGATAATTTAAAAACTAAGCGAGAGCATTTCGTTCATTATCAGTACATTCCCGGATTAGGGTTCTACGGTTTTGGTTTAATTCACATGATTGGCGGTTTGGCTAAGTCAGCTACGTCATTGCTCCGTCAATTGGTAGACGCAGGTACTTTATCTAATCTTCCCGGAGGGCTTAAGGCCAGAGGGTTAAGAATTAAAGGCGACGATACGCCAATTATGCCCGGAGAGTTCCGGGATGTGGACGTTCCGGGCGGATCCATTGCAGAAAACATCAGCTTTTTGCCTTACAAAGAGCCAAGCAACGTTTTATATCAGTTAATGGGCGATATTGTAGAGGAAGGTAGGCGGTTTGCGTCTGCAGCGGACGTAAAAGCTGCCGACATGAACGCGGAAGCTCCTGTTGGGACAACATTGGCCATACTTGAGCGGTCAATGAAGGTAATGAGCGCCATTCAAGCCCGATTACACGCTTCCATGCGCGTTGAATTGCGAATATTAAGCGGACTTGTCCGTGATTTTGGCCCAGAAAAGTACCCATACCTCCCTGATAGCGATGATTTGGTGTCTGAAGACTTTGATGACCGCGTAGACATCATACCTGTTAGCGATCCTAACGCAGGAACAATGGCTCAAAGGATTATGCAGTACCAAGCGGCCCTACAACTGGCAGCTCAAGCTCCTGAAATGTACGACATGCCATTATTGCATCGTCAAATGCTAGATATTCTAGGCATTCAGGACGCAGATAAGATTGTGCCGACAGAAAAAGACATGAAGCCTACCGATCCGGTTAGTGAAAACATGGATATTATTAACGGCAAGCCGGTCAAAGCGTTTATCTATCAAGATCATGACGCTCACATTCAAACCCACATGAGCTTAACTGAAAATCCAGAAGTCATGCAGATTATGGCCAAAAGCCCCAACGCAAAGAAAGCAATGGCAGAAATGGCAGCTCACGTTCAAGAGCATTTAGCATTTAAGTATAGACAGGAAATAGAAAAAGAGCTTGGGGTGGAGCTTCCAACCCCAGACGAGCATCTTCCTGAGGATATTGAATACAGGATATCTAGATTGGTAGCTCCTGCTGCGGCGCAAATAACAGGTAAGGCTGCAAAAGAACAACAAGCCCAGCAAGCTTTACAGCAAGCGAAAGATCCTATTGTTCAAATGCGACAACAAGAGCTTCAGATTAAACAACAAGAAGTTCAACAGCGAGCCCAAGCCGAAATGGCTAAGATACAGCTAGATATGCAGAAGCTTGCAATGAAATCCGAAATTGATAAAGAGCGATTGGACCAACAAGAACGGCTAGAGACGGCAAAGCTTGGAGCCAAGATAGCTGAGACAAATTCCAAGGAAGAACTGGAGTCAGCGCGGATCGCCGTAGAAGATCAGATAGCCGGCGCTAAACTTGGTGTTCAAGTTGCAAAAGACATTATGGGAAATAAATGACAAAAGAAGTAGACATATTTGACTATTTGAGGTCAAATGTTAGAGATCAAATGAATGACATTAGCGACCACATGATTGGTGGCGGATGTAAAGATTACTCAGAGTACGCTAAGTGCTGTGGTGTAATTCAAGGTTTGGCTCAATCAGAGCGAGAAATCTTGGACGCTAAAGCTCGATACGAGAAAGCGCAATAACGACTCTAGGCGTTTCCCTAGTGCAAGCGACTTCAGGCGTTATCCTGATGCAAGGAGAGAATATGAGCGAAGCTGCTCAGCCAATAGAGACTGAAGAGTCTCGAAACGCAAACCAACTTCCAGAGCCTAAAGGCTATAAGATTTTGATTGCGCTCCCAGATCCCGATTCAGAATATGATGGCGGGATTATTAAATCCAAGAAAACTATTCAAGAAGAAGAGCTTGGTTCTATCTGTGGTATGGTTCTTAAAATGGGGCCAGATTGTTATGCAGATGCTAATAGATTCCCTTCCGGTGCTTTTTGCGAAGATGGCGATTGGATTATTATGAGGTCTTACTCAGGCACTCGATTCAAAGTTCACGGTAAAGAGTTTAGGTTGATCAACGACGATAGCGTTGAAGCTGTTGTTGAAGATCCAAGGGGGATTGTTAAAGCATGAGCGAATTAATAGACGATCAAAACCCTGAAGAAGATTACACCCACAGCCCAGAAGAAAAATTTTTCGGCATAAAGACTACGCACGGAAAAAAGAAGAAAGCTGAAACGGGCTCTGAGTCTAGCGAGTACGAGTTTGAAATTGTTGATGACCGTCCGCAAGAAGACAGGAGACCCGCGAAAGCTTCACAGTCCTCTGGAGATGATGACGAGGAGCTTGGCGACTATTCTGACAAAGTTCAGAAAAGGCTTAACAAGCTTAAGTTTGATTATCATGAGGAGCGCCGACAGCGAGAATCCGCAGAAAGAATGCGAGAGGAAGCTGTTAAAGTTGCTCAGCAGTATGCTAGTAAAGCTCAAGAACAAGAGTCTTTAATAAGCAGAGGTGAAGCTGCTTTAGTTGAGCAGATTAGAGAAAGAGCCCAACTACATCTTGCACAAGCAAAGGACGGATACCGAAAAGCCTACGAAGAAGGCGATACGGATGCCGTAGTAAATACTCAAGAGCAAATGCTTAAGGCTCAATCTGAGATAGCTGAGATTGAAAGGTATAGAAATAATTTAAATACCCAGTCTCAAAATACTCAGGCTTACCAGCAGCAGGCTTATCAACAAGATATTGCAAGAAGAGCTGCTCAGAATGTAGCTGCACAGCAGCAAGTTCAACCTCAAGTTACACCAGAGGCAGAGCAATGGGCTCAAAAGAATAATTGGTTTATGGCCGAAGGCCATGAAGATATGACTGCGTTGGCGTATGGAGCGCACACGCAGGCTGTTCGATCAGGGGTTGACGTAAGATCAAAAGAGTATTTTGATTATATAGACACCAAGGTAAGATCAGCATTTCCAGATTACGATTGGTTGGATTCAAGCGATACAAATAGCCGTAGCGCGACCGTGACAACTAATCGAGCCTCCACGGTGGTAGCATCTTCCGCAAGGAACAATGGTGCTAAACCGCGCAAAGTACGGTTAACGGCCACCCAAGTAGCCCTCGCCAAGAGACTTGGGTTAACGAATGAACAATATGCCCGACACGCCGAAATGCTCTAAAGGAGAAATGGTAATGGCAACTGAGCGCACCCCCAGAGAAAGCGACACGCGAAAAGAAGAACACTATCGACAAGATGACAGTTGGGTTCCGGCATCAATTTTGCCTACGCCCACAGAACAGGATGGTTGGACGTTCCGTTGGATTCGGACTAGCATCCTAGGTCAAGCTGATAATACGAATGTTTCTAGATCAATGAGAGAAGGTTGGATTCCTGTAAAGGCAGAAGATCATCCAGAGCTAGAGCTTCAGTCAGACTTGAACTCAAGATTTGTAGGCAACGTTGAAGTTGGCGGTTTGTTACTTTGTAAAGCTCCTGCGGAGAAGATCAAATCACGAACCAGACACTTTGAAAAAGTTGCAGCAAATCAGATGGAGTCTGTTGATAACAACTTCTTGCGTGAAAATGACCCTCGTATGCCGCTTATGAAACCTGAGCGAAATACGAGAACAACTTTTGGCAGAAGTTAAACTCGAAAAGAGAGGCTTCTAATTAGTAAGGAGGCCAATAATGGCTACTACTGCAACCCCTATGGGTGCCGAACCAGTTGATACTTTGAGTGCAAGCGGCTCGTTTACGGGCAAAGTTCGTCACATCAAAATTGCAAGTGGTTATGGTACTGCTATCTTTTACGGAGATTTCGTAAAGCTAGTTGCTGCCGGCACTGTTGAAAAAGCCGCTGTAACAACCTCTGTTGTTGCTGGCACCGTTGGAATCTTTGTAGGTTGTGCTTACACAGACCCTAACACCAACCAGAAAACATTTGCTCAATACTTCCCAGCTTCAACTGCTGCTTCGGATATTGTTGCTTATGTTGTTGATGATCCTAAGTTACTGTTCCGTATGCAGGGCGACGAAGCAATCGCTCAAACTGGATTGGGCAATAACGTATCAGCAGTTAATACTGCGGGATCAACCTCAATCGGTCGAAGCCGAAACGCCTTAGATGGCGGTTCTATTGCAACGACTAATACACTTCCACTGCGTATCGTTGACTTCGTAGATGGCCCAACCAGTGCTGTAGGCGATGCCTTCACGGACTGTATTGTGACCTATCTGCCTTTAAGTCACGCTTACGAAACCAAGCTTGGCGTATAAGGAGAATTAAGTAATGGCTATTTCAAGAGCGCAAATGCTTAAAGAACTCCTGCCGGGGCTTAATGCCTTATTTGGTTTGGAGTATGAAAAATACGAAGACGAGCACACTCTCATTTATGAGACTGAAAGCTCTGATCGTTCTTTCGAAGAAGAAGTAAAACTGTCTGGATTCGCTGCTGCACCAGTCAAAGCTGAAGGTTCTGCCATCAGTTATGACGCTGCACAAGAGTCTTTCACTGCTCGTTATAACCACGAGACAATTGCTATGGGCTTCAGTATTACTGAAGAAGCTATGGAAGATAATTTGTATGACTCATTGTCTGCTCGTTATACCAAAGCTCTTGCCCGCGCTATGGCATACACTAAGCAAGTTAAGTCGGTATTCCCTCTTAACAATGGCTTCTCCAATAGCTACCAGTCTGGTGACGGTGTAAACCTGTTCACTGCATCTGGTGATGGAGTTACTGGTGGCGATGGCCATCCATTGGTTAGTGGTGGCAAAAACAACAACCGTCCTGTGACGGCTGCTGACCTCAACGAAACATCTTTGGAAAATGCAATTATTGATATTGCAGCCTTCACCGATGAAAGAGGCTTGTTAATTGCTGCGCGTCCTCGTAGTTTGATTGTCCCACCCGCTTTAATGTTTACAGCAGATCGTCTGTTGGAAACGACTCAGCGAGTTGGCACGGCAGACAACGACATTAACGCCATCCGTAACATGGGCGCAATCCCAGAAGGTTACAGCGTTAATCACTATCTGACTGATAGCAATGCTTTCTTTATCATTACGGATATTCCTAATGGTATGAAGCACTTTGAACGAACCGCGCTCGAAACCTCGATGGACGGTGACTTTGATACAGGTAACGTGCGCTACAAAGCGCGTGAACGTTACTCTTTCGGAGTTTCTGATCCGCTCGGAGTTTACGGGTCTCCCGGCTCAAGTTAAACTTAAGGGGGGCATTAGCCCCCTTTTTGTTATAATATTTCCTGACAGATGTTTCATGTGAAACACTGACAATCCCAAGACAGGAGAAATCACATGGGAACTACTACATTTACTGGAGCAGTACGCTCCGAAAGCACATTTAAAACAGTAAGCAAAAACACCACCACAGGCGCTATTACCGAGGTAGTCACTGTAGGTGATGCCCCCGTTAGCCTTGCTGATGCAAACGTAACTCTCACCAACGCGACCCACAGCGGCAGGGTTATCCTTGTTCCAGATGGCGGTCAAGACAATACATACACATTGCCAGCACCTGTGGCAGGCTCTATGTTTCGTTTTGTTTATGCGGGCGGAGCGGCTGATGCAACTGATGCAATTATCGTTACTCCCGCGAATGCTAACTTTTTCATTGGCGGATTAACATTCCTTGATACTGACAATGAAGTTAGTGCGGTTTTCTCTGATGGTAACTCAAACAGCAAGATACAGATCAATGTACCCGCTGGCTTTGATGTAACTATTATGGGTATAGACGCGACTAATTATCAGATATTTGGTAGCGTGACTGGCGCAACTGCTCCAGCGTTCGGTGATCAGTAAAATTAACATGAGGAGGCTGGCTCAGGTCAGCCATCTCACCAATTACAGTGAGGACGGTTAAATGGCTGATGCAGTTGCAACGCAAACTATTCAAGATGACGGCAAAACCGCTATCTTTAGATTTACTAATGTTTCTGATGGAAGTGGAGAGTCAGCTGTCGTAAAGATAGATGCATCTGCTCTTTCACCTGACCCTATGACTAACGCTGCTTGCACCTCCGTAACGATCCAGCAGATCTATTACGTTACTATCGGCATGGGCGTAAAGATATTTTTTGACGCAACGACTGATGTCCTTGCTTGGCAGCTTCAGTCTGACTGGTCAGACACTTTGGACTTTACAGGATTTACAGGAATACCTAATAATTCTGCAGCAGGCAAAACCGGCGACATTTCGTTTACGACAGTAGGCGCAGGCAGCGGCGATGTTTATAGCATCGTTATGCAGGTAAGTAAGAGTTACGGTTAATGGCCGCAAAGAAAAAAGCTAAGTCTAAAGTAAATGAAGCTGGCAATTATACAAAGCCAGCTTTAAGAAAAAGACTGTTTAGCGAAATTAAGGCCGGATCTAAAGGCGGAAGTAGCGGCCAATGGTCGGCAAGAAAAGCTCAAATGCTTGCTAAACGATACAAGGATGCTGGCGGCGGATATAAAGACTGATGGCGCTAAAGAAGTCACAAAAAAGCCTTAAGAAGTGGACTAAGGAAGAATGGGGAACCAAGTCTGGAAAGCCTTCAACTCAAGGCAAGAAGGCCACAGGTGAACGGTATCTTCCAAAGAAAGCTAGGAAGGCTTTGACTGACAAAGAGTATGCGGCAACTTCTAAAAAGAAAAGATCGGATACAAAGAAAGGTAAGCAGCATTCAAAGCAGCCAAAGAAAATAGCCAAGAAGACTGCGAGGCATAGATAATGGCTACCAGAAAACCAGCAAAAGGGAAGGCGAAAGTCAAAGTAACCTCTACTGGTAAGAAGATTAGCTATGGTCAGGCAGGCAAGGCAAAAGGTGGTGGCCCTAGAGTTAAACCGGGCACTTCTAAAGGCGATAGTTACTGTGCAAGAAGCTTGGGTATCAAAAAACGTTTACCTAAAAAGAAACAAAATGACCCTAACACCCCCAACAACTTGTCCCGCAAACGCTGGAAATGTTCAGGTGCAAAGTCTCGTAAATAAAATTTTGGAGGTAATCAATGGGTTTAAAGTTTTCAGACAGAGGAAAGACTAGAGGTCGATTTGTGTAATGGCTACTAGCGGATCATTTTCATTTAACCTAGATCTTGGCGAGGCCATTGAAGAGGCTTTTGAAAGAGCTGGCCTAGAGCTTAGAAACGGTTATGACTACAAGACTGCTAGAAGAAGCATTGATCTTCTTATGCTTGAATGGCAGAACCGTGGGCTAAATCTGTGGACAGTAAATTTTGGCACCCAAGCTTTAACTCAAGGAACCAATTCCTACACCTTGGATGGAAAAATATTTGATATCGTAGAGGCTTTTCTTAGAACAGACTCAGGGGATACTCAGAGCCAGTTTGATCAGAGCATGTCTAGAATATCAATAAGCCAGTACTCTCATTTGTCTAATAAACTTACTCAGGCAAAACCTTTGGAGTATTACATTCAAAGAGCGCCTGAAGGAATTACAGTAAACCTCTGGCCAACTCCTGACGGGCAAGAGACGTATACGTTCGGTTATTATTACATGGAGCGTATTGAAGATTCAGGAAAGCCTGCAAGCAATAACATGGACATCCCGGCCAGATACCTTCCTTGTTTTGTTGCAGGGCTAGCTTATAACTTGTCAGTTAAATACCCAGAAGCAGCAGATAGAGCAGGGCTGTTGAAGGGAGAGTATCAAGAGCAGTGGGACTTAGCCTCCGATGCAGCTAGAGAAAAGGCTTCTTTGTTTATCTCTCCCGGAGGGTATAAATTTTGAGTTACGCTAGCGGGAAATATGCGTTTGGATTTTGCGACAGGACTGGGTTTAGGTATCCTAAAAAAGATTTGGTTCAGCAGATTGTTAACCAAAGACCCACAGGATTGCTTGTTGGTAAAGACGTTGTAGATCAAGATCAACCCCAACTTCAATTGGGAAAAGTTCGTGTAGATGATCCGCAGGCTTTAAGAAACCCTAGGCCAGATCAATCCTTAGATGAGAGTCGGCAAGTTTTTTCATGGGATCCTGTTGGAGGTGGCGTAACAGCTTTGGGCAGCAGAACTGTTGGGTTAGATATTACAGGTGAAATAGGCAACGTAACGGTGGTGACCTGATGGCTTGGACGTTTACAACACTTAAGCAGGCTATTCAGGACTATACTCAGAATAGCGAAACAACGTTTGTTAACAACTTGCCTGTAATTATTACGCAGGCAGAAGATAGGATTTTAAAAGCTGTTCAGCTCCCTGACTTTAGAAAAAACTCTTTAGGCATAGCTACAGGGGCAAATCAGTATGTAACTCTTCCTGATGACTTTTTGGCTCCGTACTCTTTTGCGCTTGATAATAACGGTTATGAGTTTTTGTTGTTTAAGGACGTAAATTTTATTAGAGAAGCTTATCCGGATTCTTCTTCTCAAGGAGTGCCGAAGTATTACAGCTTGTTTTCTGATACTAGCTTTATTGTTGGACCAACCCCTCAAAGTAATTATGTTGTAGAGCTTCATTACTTTTATAAGCCAGACTCTATAACCACAACTGCAGACGGCACTAGCTGGCTTGGAACAAACGCAGAAAGCAGCTTGCTTTACGGCTGTCTTGTCGAGGCTTATACCTTTATGAAAGGGAATCCTGAGCTTATGCAGGCGTATAATACTAGATACATGGAAGCCTTGGAGAACCTTAAATCTCTCGGAGAGGGTTACAGCACAACAGACAGCTACAGATCCGGTGCTGTAAGGGCGGCTAGATAATGTTTAAAATGTCAGTAGGAAACGTTGGCTCTGTCAATGTTATAACAACCAGCAATGAAGGGCTTCCTGTAGAGCATTGGGCTGACAGGGCAACAAGCACTATAATATCGGTAGGCGATAAAAGTCATCCGCTTATTTCTGAACAAGCTGAAGTCTTTAAGGGTCAAATAAAAGAAGTAATTTCTTTTTATATGAAAGAGGCAATCAGCAGCAACAAAACAACAATGATTGCTGAGCTAGAATCTAAAGGCTATTCAGAAATAGCAGACATAATAAGGAGTTTATAATGGCCATTTCTCAGGCAATGTGTACGTCATTTAAAAAAGAGCTATTAGAAGCAAAACACAATTTTACTGCAGCAAGCAATGTGTTTAAGCTTGCTTTGTATACAAGCTCCGCATCTTTGGGTGCAGCAACAACTGCTTATACAAGTTCCGGAGAATCAAGCGGAAGCGGTTACACTGCAAAGGGAGAGTTTCTAACAAGTGTAACGCCAACAAGCTCCGGGACTACTGGATTTACAGATTTTAACGATATTACATTCAGCTCAGTTTCCCTGACAGCAAGGGGCGCAATGATTTTTAATGAGGCCGCTTCTGGAGACCCTAGCGTTTGTATACTGGACTTTGGCGCAGACAAAACATCTTCTGCTGGCGATTTTACTATCACCTTTCCTACAGCAGATTCAAGCAACGCCATCATAAGAATTGCGTAGAATATTAAGTGTCCAATGTCACTGTTGTATTCCAAGGGTGGAACAGCTCCAATCAAGGCTGGGGTAGTGGCGGCTGGGGAGAGGATGTACCTCTTGCTGCCGGAACCGGTCAAATTGGCTTGTTTACGGTTAGCGACAGCCAAGCCGTTTCGGGGGTTTCTTCGACGATTTCAGTCGGTAGCGTTACTGCTATTGGTGGTGCTGACGTTTTGGTTACTGGAGTTTCTTGTGAAGGACAGGTCGGCACGGCTTTAGTTTGGAGCGAAATAGTTCCTAGTCAAGATCCTCAATGGACTCCTATAATGAATTGAGGGTTATCAATGATTCAATCATCAAATTGGCAAGAGGTAGCTTAAATGGCAACTTATGTAAATGATCTCAGACTGAAAGAAATCTCTACTGGAGACGAAGCCGGAACTTGGGGCACGACCACAAACACCAACCTTGAGTTGATAGCGGAAGCATTTAGTTTTGGCACAGAAGCTATCACGACCAATGCGGACACCCACACGACGACCATTGCTGATGGTTCTACTGATCCGGGCCGCTCTCTGTTCCTGAAGTACACTGGCACCCTAGATAGCACTTGTACGATCACGATAGGGCCGAACACGGTCAGCAAGCTGTGGTTCATTGAGAATGCAACCTCTGGATCACAGAGCATCATCATCAGCCAAGGCTCTGGTGCGAACGTCACAATCCTCACTGGTCAGACTAAAGCAGTGTACTCCGATGGTGCCGGATCAGGCGCTGCGATAGTGGACGCTCTCGTAGACCTTGATATGACAGGCACGACAACGGTCGCGGCACTGACCGCTTCGGGCGTAATAACGGGATCGACTGTCGAGGCCACTGGAGATACAGCGGCAGGTGACAATGCTGCTATAGGTTATACCGCCGCAGAGGGACTTATTCTTACAGGTCAAGGCTCTACAAACGATGTAACGATTAAAAATGACGCTGACGCAGATGTTATTGAGATTCCTACGGGAACAACTACTGTAAATTTTGCAGGTGCTGTGGATGTTGTTGGAGACTTAACTGCGGCTACATTTACGCCTGATGGAGACACTGCTTCAGGAGATGCGGCAGCAGTAGGATATACAGCGGCAGAGGGTATTATTGTAACGGGTCAGGGTTCTGCATCTGACGTAACTCTAAAGAATGATGCTGATGGTACTGTTTTAACAATTCCTACTGGCACTACTAATGTAGATGTTGTTGGTGATCTTACAGCAGGAACCTTAAACGCTGACGGAGATACGTCCGCTAGTGATGCTGCCGCGATAGGCTATACAGCAGCAGAGGGGATTATCGTGACGGGGCAA